GTTTAATAGCAGTTCCTGTTGCTATTGGAGCAGGAGTTTTAGCATTACTAGGGGCTGCATTGATTCCACTTGCGTATGCTTTAAATATAGCAACTCCTGCATTAGAAGCATTTGGTGGAGTTATAAACTCAATGGGTTCTGCGATAAGTGGTATAATTGATTCTATGTTTGGAGGATTATCTAAACTTGCAGAACTTGATGGAGTAAAATTACTTGGAGTTGCTGGAGGTCTTACTGCGGTTGGTGCGGCCATGGTAGCACTTGGAGCAGGACAAGGAATCGGTGCATTCTTAAGTATGTTTGCTTCGGACGATCCATTCTCTGTTTATATAAGATTGGGTGATAACGCAGAGAAAATAAATACAGGTGCCGATTCTCTTAGAAATGTAGCAGGAGCAATAAGTGAATTGAGTAAAAATGATGCGGAAGATATACTTGATGATTTGGGTGATGGGTTTGAAGATTTATTTGATGAAATTGAAGATATAGACGAGGATGCAATTACACGATTTGTTTCAGTAGGAACAAGTTTTAAAGGTATTGGTGAAGGAATGACTGCACTTGATAAAGGTGTTGCACCTATGTCACAACTTTTAACTCTTCTTGGTAATCCAGATATATATGCAGTTGCGGTATCGGGATTAGATGCAATGACTCAGTCAATTTTAAAATTTACTGAAGCACTTGAAGAACTTGGTACATTCGGTACAATATTAATGGGAATAATGACTGCTGGTGGGGGAATACCAAAACCAACCACGGAAGTAGTAAATCAAACAACAGGTGAAGAACCACTGACTGAACAACTACAAAAAAATACGAACGCAGAAGTAACACAAAATACTTCGGTTGGGGTGAAACCAAAACCAGGTATCCATGACGCACAGAACCATTTTGATAAAATATTTATGACTCAGGTTGGAGGTGAAGATAAATTTAATCAATACATGGATAATAAGAAGGCACACGAAGCTGCCAATAAAGAATTATCTGCTTTCAGAACAGAACACGAATCTGCTAAAATAACCGAACAAAGAGAAGATGAGTTTGGATTTATGGAAGATGTAACGGTTGGATACAAAGGTGAAGATAAAAACCAAAAATACCAAGAGTTACTTAGAAGACGGAGTGAAACGAGTAACGCATATAGTGGTAGTAAACGTGGACTTGAAAATGAATATATAAAGAATACTGCGAGAAGTAAATCACAACTGGCAACGAATATGGCTAGAACGCGATTTAAGTTGCATCTCATGGACAAAGAAAATGAAATACCACAGGATTATTCAAAGAGTGTAAATGATGGAATAGTCACGGAATCTTTAAGTGGAAAACTTAATTTAGGTAAACAATTACCATTCGAGACCAGTGGTTCTACTAAGGTAAATAACCAAATGCAAGAGAAATCCGAACTTGAATCAACAAATACAAACATTCCAACGGGAGTATCGTCCGAAGAAATGGCAAGTGGAGGAGCAGGTACACCTTCACTTTCTATGCCTGATGTAGTACAACAAGTAGCAAGTGTACCACCCCCTGCACCAATGCAAAAAACAAGTTCAGACGACAAAGGTGTTGAGGCTAAACTTGATGAGTTGATTAATTTAATGAAGAGTGGTGGAATTGCAGTAAATATGGATGGAAAGAAGGTAAGCACACAACTTGCAAAAGCATCTCCATAATATATAAAAAAAATATATTTGTATATTTATGAATATATGAAAATTTCTAATTTCTTTGGTGGCCTAGGTGATATGTTCAAGGATATGTTTCCAAGCATGGGTGGAGGCAGTTCCGATGGATTTATAAGAACCAAAGCAAAAGATGGACAAGTAGAGTTCCGTTCTGGTAGTGATCGTTCAAGAAAAGGAATGGAACCCAGATTAAATTACGATAAAACATTTTATCGTAAAGCAATGCCGGCTCCTATAAGTGGAAGTGCTCCTGGTATAGATGAACTTACAAACAAAATACCACCTGTTAATGCGTCCGACACAATACCTGGTACAGGACAAGGTGTAAATTTTTTCGGATACGGAAATAAAACTAAAGTAAATAGGTTTAGTGACGGAAACTCTTCGGAAGTAAACACAAATGGAAATGCCACGGGAAAAGTAAAAATAGGAGGTTTTACCACATTTAAACAAGAATTAGGAGAATCTGACTATGGTGTAGGAAATGTAGGTGAGGCTGCGGACTTTAGTTTTTATCGTGATAAAATGCCTACCGATAGATACGGTCAACTGTATAAAGGTTTAAATGTTAATAGTGGTAATGTTGCGTCTATTACCAATAATAATATTCTATATACAGAAGGAGATTTAACAAACGATGCGGCTGATGTACAGGAAGTAAAACTAAAATGGGGAGCAGCTACATCAACCGAACCTTATACACAAAATAAAACACCAAAATACGATTCACCTACCGATTGGCAATACACACCACGGGCACCTGTAAGACGAAAACTTCCAAGTGTTACAGATACAGGAACCGATTTATATTTAAATAAATACATTAACAATCCTGATGTATTTGGTATAACATACGATGCACCTGGTGAAAGACCTTTGGGTGGTTCTCTTCCTTATGGAATAGATAAAAAGTCCTCAAAAATTCATACATATTCAAAAGATTATGCTTCTTTAAGATCAGGTGGACTACGAGCGGAAGATATAGATGTAGCAGGTGCTTTTTCTTCACCATTTGGAAAAGATGGTGTAAGTGGTGATCCGGACCAAAAGAAATCTGCTACTTCACAAGATACTACTGCGAGTTTTGAATCATTTTCAAATAAAGACGGAAGTCGTGGTGTTATTAAATTTCAAACAAGTGATCTTTCTCCGTTATTATCTGCACCACATCAACCTTACAAAAAAACATTTTCAAATAGAAGAATGATAGTTCATGCTCCTGCTAAGTTTGATGTTGATATTAATGCCGACCCAATTAAAAATCGTAAAGATACAACGAGTGATATAAGAGGTGGAGCAAATCGTTCAAGAACAAATTTAGGAGATTCTATTAATGCTCAAACAATTCCTGAGTTGGTAGGAAGCAATTCTAATAGTGATATAGATACACGATACAAAAATCGTTACCATTCTGACGATATATTAACAACAACTGAGCAACTGCCAAAAGATGATAAACAATCAACTCCACATCATTCAATTAGAAATCTAAATACAAAAAATACAAAAGAAGTAGGTAATGCACAGGCCGGTGGAGAAGCAGGTAGATTTCAACAAATAACAGATGATTTTAAATCAGACTATAATACTGCACTTAAAAATCTTGGAGTAAAATCAAATGCTGAGAATTTTAATGATACAAAAACTTACGATTTATTAAGTAAACTCGCAGAAGCAGGATTAAACCCAAAAGGAAAACGACCAGTCGGAGAGAGTGCATCGAACCCAACATACGAACAAAGATTTGTAAGCAATCCATATTATCTAAAAGGTAAAAAAGTACCAGACTACTCAGGTATGGCAAATATGATTGTATCTGAACGAAAAGATGAAAATACAAGAATTGACAACTATAATAAACAAGGAGTTTTAGATGCCGAAAATGCAACACTTGATGCAATGCCAGACTGGGCACGAGAAGATTTTATTCCTTTATATTTTCACGATTTGGTAAATAAAAAATATATTCCTTTTCGTTCTTTTATTAATTCATTGTCCGATCAAAGTGATGCAGAGTGGACAGATACTCAATACCTAGGCCGGGCAGATAAAGTTTATGTATACAAAGGATTTACTCGCACAATGTCAATTGACTTTAATGTAGTTGCTTTTAGTGTTGATGAACTATTACCAATGTGGCAAAGAATTAATTATATGGTCGGATTAACTAAACCTGCATCATATTCTGCAAATGGATTTATAATTCCTCCGTTTGTAAAATTTAATTTGGGTGACATATACAGAAATCAACCTGTGTTGATAACAAGTGTAAGTACATCTATTCCATCTGATGCAACTTGGGAACTACTAAATAACGATAGATCAAACGGAGCATCTGCAAAAAATACATACGATTTTGCAAATGGAGAAATTCAAAAAGAGAATGTAAAGGTTGCTCGTTATCCAACTATGTGTACACTTCAAATTTCTATGACTGCATTAGAAAAACAAACACCTGAGACAAAACAAAATCACTTTGGTACTTTAAAGGTAAACTCAACAGGTGATAATAAAAGCAATGCGTTTAACCAAGTATTGAGTTCTGTATAATGAGATACATATTCACATCAAAAAAAGAAGACGATAGTGGTAAGCAAATTACTCAAACGACTTTATTGGGTAGAATTAAAAAAAGAAGCACCGATGTTTATATAATGATGGTTGAAAGAACAAGACTTGACCATCTCGCATATAAATTCTATGATAATCCAAATTATTGGTGGGTAATTGCCAATGCAAACTCAATAGGAGGAACGATGTATGTAGAACCAGGAACACAACTTAGAGTACCTCGCAATATTCAAGAAATAATTGCGGATCATTCTAAGGCTAATTCAAACGGATAAGGAAAATATATGTTAGGACAATTAAAAGACACGGCTATGGATCTTCTGAAAAAGAACAATCCCGGTCAAGGTGATGCAGGTTCTTCTGTCAAAGATGGAGTAAATAAATTTTTAGGTGGAAGTTCCGGTGGTGGTGCTGGTGGTGGTATTGCAAATAAACTCGGAAGTAAGTTGGGTCTAGGGGGGGATTCCGGTGGTGGTCTAGGTGGTGCACTCGGAGGTTTATTTGGTGGTGGTGGTGATGATGGGGGTGCAGGTAAAATAGAAAATCCTTTTGCTAAAAAAGAAAGTGCAAAAGGAACACCAAGAAAACTATTTGAAAATAAAAAGTCTGCTACTGCAAACTTGCTTTCTAAAGAACCAGAACCACCACCCAAGGGAACATTCATGGATGAGGCAAGTACGGTTGGTGAGTCGAGTGTATTTGGTACAACTCATATTCGTGCTTGGGTAAGAAATGAATTTACACGTAGAGAACAAAACTTTGGAATGTATTATACACAAGCAGGTGAATTTGCTGACGATGCGTATCAAGTAATGCAAAACAGTTCAACATTTGATGCTTCGTATAACGATACTCTATATCGTGGACCAAAAACTGCATGGATGCGTGTTGTATCCAATTCAATTGGAAAACATCCTGATACTGAAAAAGAAATATATGGATTTGAACTTCATGGATTTAATGATTTTCACGAGATATATGGATTCGATCCAAAAACCGGACAAGGAGATGGTGAAACTTATCTTGGTAAAGGATGGGATAGTGGTGAAAAAGGTGCAGGTGAAGTAAGGCATACGATTAAAGAAGAAGACTTTAAACATAAACCATCTCCGGGTGTAACTGAAATTATATCAGAAGACAAACAACCTGGTGCAAACTTTCGTGAAACAACGGTGAAATTTCTTGTGCATAGTCGCAATCAACTTGATTATCTTGATGATTATTTCTTTAAACTTGGTTCTACTTGTTTGATTGAGTGGGGTTGGAACACATATCCAAGAGAAGGAGTCCTCGTAGACCCAACTGATATGGGAAAACCTATGCGAGAAGTAAAAGGAAAAAAAGCAAAAAGTTCCACCGCAACAATTAACAATTTAAGAAAAGCAGATGAAGATAAAGGACCTATAAGTAGTGGTGATATAGATGAAACTAACGATTATCGTACAGAAAGTGGAACAGGATTGGCAGGACTTTTCACGGATCCTGTTTATGCTTCAGCACATCTTAAAAAAGGAAAAGGAAATTATTCGTTTGCGGCTGGTACTGTTTCAAATTATAGTTATAGTATTCGAGACGATGGAGGATATGATTGTGAAATTAAAGTTACAACATTTTCACAAATGGCAACAGGACTAAACAACGAATCGACAAAAGTTAAAAAAGACGCACCTGCAAAACCTGATGATAGACAAAAAGATTTTAAATTATTTATATCTACAAAGTTAGATGAAATATTGGAGGGAGATGATCCAAATGACTTCTTGGATAAGATAACAGATTTATTTACAGACAATAGAGCAAATGCAACAAAAATATCCGCAGGATCTTTTGCAAGAGGCAGATTTTATCAGTTTGACCAGGCAATTAGTGGAAAAGAAACTTATCACTCTGACCACGAAGATGTTTATATTACAGTTGGTTTTTTTATTGATATTGTGAATTTCTTTTTTGCAAAGACTTCTGAGGAAACAAATATACCAGTATATAAATTTTGTGTAGCAAATTCACGATGCGTTGCCCACCCAAATATAAAATCAACGGATGGTAAAGTATTACTAATACCAAATAGAATGTCACCTAGAAGAAATGGTAAAGCAAGTGGTAGTGTAGCAAGTAAAGCACTATCTGAAATTAAATCCATGCTATCAAATAGTATGGATTCTGAATCTGTAATAAAAGTTATTAATTCAGAAAAAGGAAAAGGTTCAAAGTTATCAAGTCTCGACCAAGCATTGCAAAGTTCTCCCCGTGATGACTTATATGATATTTTATCACAAAGAGCAGAAAAAGGTGGATTTAACGATGCAGTAAATCCATTTCCTGATTTCAAAAAAATAAATGATAAACCCACACAGGGATATAGTGGAAGAATACAAGATTTATTTGTAAACTATAATGTAATTAGAGATGCAGTAGAAAACGGGTCTGATATAAAACAAATAATAAAAGAAATTATGAAAAAGGTGTCGGACGCAGCTGGTGGTGTTTGGGACTTTGATTTAGTACAAGCAGATACAGGTGCACCATGTAGTTATCGTGTTCACTTAATAGATAGAAGATACCCTGGATTAGTAACTGCATATGACATACAAAAAGAAGACCAACTATTTAGATTTAAATCGCATACAAAAAATAGTATAGTCAAAAATCTTAGTTTAGATGTTGCAGTTCCACAGGAAGTTGCAGGACAGGTTTTGTTTCAAGCATCTCGGGGTGAAGGACAAGATGAAAGTGAAGATGACCTTGATAACAATCCACAGGCAACTTTTTATGCACGTGGACGAAACGATAGATTATTAAAGGCGTGTAGTCGTCCTGTTGTGGATGATGCAGTTAGTGGAAACGATGGAAAAAAAGAAGACGAAGAAGAAGATATAGAATCAGAAGAAAAGTTTATTGTTGATGGAGGTGGAAGTGATGTGGAGATGGTAGATCCCAACAAAAACAGAATGGTTAAGTCAATGAAGTTTGATAACAATAAATTAAATTGCGTTAAAAATAATATGCCTCTTGATGGTTGTCAAATTTCACTAACACTCGATGGCATCGAAGGACTAAGACTGCTAGATGTATTTACTTGCACAGGAGTGCCTACTCATTATTTCATAAATGGACATTGGAGAATACAATCAGTAAAACACACACTATCGGATAATAATTGGTTAACAGATATTTCTGGTGAATATATACCAAGTACCAAAACATCATAATGGAAATTCAAGATAACATAGAAAGTAAAATACTTTATCAAAGATTGCTTACTGATAATGGACGATTAAAAACATCGTCTATTAAGGAATCACCGATTGATATAAAACCCAAACCTGAAGATGAAGATTATGAAGAAGAGTTTATGTATAGATATTTTTCAGTCAAATCAAGTGATCCAAAATCCACAGTATTTGAAATAGATAGAGACCAATATAATCGTTTATTAAAAAATCCTTTCTATGAGGTTCAGGAAATCAAATGGAAAATAGCAGGACCATTGCGAGATACCTATGATGAGAATGGAGTTAAAATAAAAATTGGTGTAATTGAAAACAACGAACGAGTATTTAAGTCAATTAGAAAACTAATTCCTGATATAGGTTTCAAAATAAGAAGTCTTACAGAGTTCTATTCAGCAGAGGTCTTATAAAAACTAATTGACTTATTATATTTTTGGGTGTAATATACCTAGATGTTAAATTTTGTAGAAACTTATGATGAGTTTGTTTCGTTGCTGGATAAACTCAATTCAGGACATAGTTTTTTTCAGTTGATATACGATGAACGAATACATCCGAGCAAAGCAGAACTGATTGCTTTGTTTGTGCATCACAAAGAAACAAATGAAAATTATGTATTATCATTTAGTCATCCTGATGTAGTATTACTTGATAATAGATGTTTAACTAAGTTAATTGATACAAAGTGTAAAAAATATATTTTAAATAAAAAAGAAGCAAATCATTTTTTAAATGTAGATAATTTTATTGATTTATCGTATGATGTTTATGTTACCACACTTGAACAAATAACATATAAATATCCAAGGTTTTCCGACATAAAATCCGTACCTATTATGATACTAAAAAAAAGTTTCGAAGATACCTTGAAACTTTTAAATTCGTATATCGGAAATGAAGATGATAATAATACAAGACTATCAAATAATTTATGTAAATGTTTTTATGATATAGAAACGAATGGAGTTTATGTAAACCGAGATACATTTAATCTAGGTGAATTATCATTAATAGACGATAACAATTATGTGTATAGTCAATATAATTATTATACACCTACAACTCGTCCAAGTAATAGATTTGCTAAAATAAACTTTGCGGCTCTTAATAAAAAGAAAAATGAACGAGATTCATTTGTAAGTAGATTTGGAAACGAGGGTGGTATTGTAATGATTGATTACGAGAGTTATCATTTAAGATTAGTTGGTGACTATTTGAATTTTGAATTACCACCATATTCTTTACACGAATATCTTGGAAAGTTTTACCATGACAAAGAACATTTGAATGAAGAAGAATATGAGATATCAAAAAAGATAACATTTAACTTAATATACGGAGGTATATCCGATGATATTAAAAAGCATATTCCATTTATGAAGTGCGTGGCAGATTATGTTGACTATATGTGGAGTGAATTTAATAACAAGGGTTATGTAACTACTTGGAAATATAATAGAAAAATAAGTAAAGAGTATTTTACTCAACTCAATCCATATAAGTTATTTAATTATATAATTCAATCAGCAGAGACTGAACAAAATTGTGATATGATATTAAAATTGAATTCACGATTAGAAACTTACAGAAGTAAATTGTTTTTGTATCATTATGATGCTTTTATGTTGGATATGCATATAGATGAGTTTTATTTAATTAAAGATATAATCAAAGAACTTACTGACAATAATAAATTTCCACTACGAGTTTATGTTGGTAATTCATATGGCAATTTAAAAGAACTAAAGGTTTAGGAAAATATATTCATATTTATTATTATCTAAAGGTTATACTAATTATGAGAACTCAACTACTTTGTACATTTTCAAAAATATCTGAATATTCTAATACAATAGAGAATATCAAAAATTTTTATAAGATATTATTCAACAAAGTGTATGTTTTGCAAAACAAAGACGATGTTAACGAATTGCTATTGACATACAACATAGATTCTAGTACATTAAATATTAGTTCTTTTTTTCCCAACACAATAAGTGTTCACAGAAAAAAAGATTCTAATACAATCTATACTATAAATTCACTGAACTCACTAATTAAAACACTAAACAACGGAATACTTGATCAAAATTACATGGTTAATTGGGATGATTATACAAATTCAATTCTTTTGACCGACACTACGAGTGATGCTTTGAAGATAGTACCCACAAAATTATTTAAAATAATAAAAATTTGATTTATTATTTGACGAATCAACAAAACAAATATAAGGTAATGGTTATGGAAAATAAGAAACGACACGAAAAAAAAGAAAAAAAGGTTGCAAGTGACCTAGAGTCTTTAATCAAATCCGAAAACAATAAATCTATCGACACATATAATTCATTGAATTGGTCAGGAAGTTTTTGGGATTATATTGCTCTATTAGAAAGCAATCCAAAGGTAGCAAGAAATTCTTACCAAAGATTATACGACATGGTAATGTCTCATGGAACTGAAGAGTTCAAGTATTGCAAAAGACAATATGTTAAGTACAATTTTTTCCAAGGACTTGGTGACATATCCATTTATGGACTTGAAGAGAATTTAATGGAATTCATGGACATTCTTAAAAGTGCAAGTCGTCATTATGGTCCTGAACGTCGTGTTATTCTTTTACACGGTCCTGTTGGAAGTAGTAAGTCAACTATCGTTACTGCCCTTAAGAAGGGACTAGAACAATACACTCAAACAGAAGATGGTGCTTTATATTCATTTAGTTGGAAAGTAACCGATAAAAATGGTGATGATGTATTAGTTCCATGTCCGATGAATGAAGAACCACTCAAACTTCTTCCTGACGATGTGCGTTCCCAAATCATTAATAATTTAAATAAAACAATTTCCGCAGATGAATATAAATTAAAACTTGATGGTTCTTTGAATCCTGTAAACGAGTTTTACTATAATCAACTTATGGAAATGCACGGTGGTGATTATCGTAAAGTTCTTGACCATGTTGTGGTTAGACGTGTTGTTTTGTCCGAGAAGAATCGTGTCGGAATCGGAACATTTCAACCAAAAGACGAAAAGTCACAAGATGCAACAGAACTTACAGGTGACATTAATTACAGAAAACTTGCCGAATATGGAAGTGAAAGTGATCCTCGTGCATTTGATTTTGACGGAGAGTTCTTGGTATCTAATCGTGGTTTGATTGAGTTTCAAGAAATTCTTAAACTTCAAACTGAGTTTCTATATGATTTGTTGGGTGCTACTCAAGAGCATCGTGTTAAACCACGTCGTTTCAACCAAGTTCCTATTGATGAAGTTATTCTTGGTCATACGAATAATGCTGAGTTTGAAAAGTTAACCAACAACAAATTCATGGAAGCACTTCGTGATAGAACTATTAAAATTGATATACCTTATCTTTTGAAGATTTCAGAAGAAAAGAAAATTTATGATCACTTCTATAATAAAAGCACGGTAAATAAACATATTGCACCACACACAACCTTTTTGGCTGCGTTGTTTGCAGTTGTAAGTCGTTTAGAAGAAAGTTCAAAGCAAGATATGAGCATCATTCAAAAAGCAAAACTTTACAATGGACAAAGTGTACATGGTTTCACAGACGAACACGTAAAGGAAATGCAAGAAGAATCTCCAAAGGAAGGATTATACGGAGGAGTATCTGCTCGTTTCATTCAGAATCAGTTTTCTAATGCGATTGTAAATCCAAGAATGGGTGCAAAGAGTTTAAATCCATTTATGTTATTCGCACAAATTCGTGAAGGACTTAAAAGTTATAGTGGATTTCAAAGTGAAGACAACAAAAAGATTATGTTTGAACGTCTTGAACTTGTAGAAAAAGAATATGACAGAATCGTGAAACGTGAAGTGCAACAAGCACTTAGTAGTAGTGAAGAAGCAATTAAAGCACTTTGTACAAACTACATTGATAATATCGTTGCTTATATTCAAGATGAAAAAGTTACAAATCTTGTAACTGGAAAAGAAGAAACTGCAAACGAGCAACTTATGCGTAGCATTGAAGAAAAAATTGGTATTTCCAATGGTATGAAAGATGATTTCCGTAGAGAAATTATGAACTATATGGGTGGACTTGCCGCTAAGGGTAAAGAATTCAAGTATGACTCAAACGAGCAACTTTACAAAGCACTTGAAAAGAAGTTGTTTGAAGATACTAAAGATAGCATCAAGTTGTCTGCTCTTGCACAAGATACTGCAACCGTAGTTGATAAAGAACTTCTTGAAAAGATTGATGCACTCAAGCAACGTCTTATTACATCATTCGGATATGATGCAGATAGTGCTTCTGATGTTCTTACATATGTAGGTAGTATTTTTGCAAGAGGTGATGCAGACGAAGACGAAGATTAATAGTCAACAAAAGCATCGTTATGCCATCTCGTAGAATTAGAGAAGACCATCGTGAATATCGTGACATTGTACATGACAATGTAGACGATAAATTAAAAAAGCACATCAAGAGTGGTCAACGCATATCACGAAGAGGAAAAGACTTCGTGATAGTTCGTGTTCCTCAAATTGAACTTCCAAGTTTCCGTTACGGAGCACCATCGGATGGTGGTGGTATCGGTAATGGTGAAGTAAGTGAAGGCGACGAAGTAGGTGAAGGACCACAACAACAAGGACAGGGTGGAAACCAACCTGGTGAAGGTGGTGAGGGAAGTGGTGAAGGTCGTGAAATGGATGTTGGAATTAGCATGGATGCTTATTTTGATATGATAGGAGAAGAACTTCAACTTCCTAATTTGCTTCCAAAAGAAAACGGTGAAATGGTTAAAGAAAAAATCAAATGGAATCGTATTGCCAAAGTTGGAAACAATTCACTTCTTCATAAACGAAAAACACTAAAGAACGCATTCAAACGATTGATTTCATCAGGTGATTATAACGAAGAAGATTTATCTAACTTTTATCCAATCAAAGAAGATAAAGAATTTCGTAGTTGGAGTTCCGTTGAAATGCCCGATACCAATGCGGCTATATTTTTTGTATCAGATATATCAGCAAGTATGGACGATGAAAAACGTTCATTGATTCGTGAGTTGTGTTGGTATCTTGATAATTGGGTACAAAGATTTTATCAAGAAACACAAGTAAAATATATCGTTCACGATCACCATGCACAGGAAGTTGATCAAGAAAAATTCTACAAATATAAAAGTGGTGGTGGAACTCAAATTAGTAGTGCTTTCCATTTGGTTAATGACATCATTGAAAAAGCATTTCCACTAAACGAGTGGAATATCTATGTATTTTATTTAAGTGACGGAGAAAATTTTGGTTCTGATAATGATTTGTGTGTTGAGTATTTAAAAACAATGCAAAAGTATGCTAATTTAATCGGAATAACCGAAGTAAAAGCAGTTCGTAGTTGGGCAACATTTTTACCTCATATTGAAAAAGAAATATCAACAGGAACACTTGATTCTGAAAAAATTGTAACTGCTACAATGCAAGATGCAAGTGATGTATTCAAAACTCTTAAAAAATTATTAACACCTTCCAACGAAGAAGTACCTTTTTAATATCATGGGAATTGCATGGGAAATCGATAGTTTAAACGAAGGAGTAAGTCCTGAGTTAGCAAAGTTAATACCTGAATGTTTACAGGCTTGTTATGACAATGGACTTGATCCATATCCACTTGTAATTGAAGAATTTGATGCAGACGAAATAGTTGAGATTGCGGCTTATGGTGGATTTCCTGTTCGTTATCCTCATTTTAATTTTGGACAACAATTTGAACAACTTCATCACCAATATCATTCTGGTATGGGTAAGATTTATGAAATGGTTGTAAATACTGATCCAACTTATATGTATCTGCAACGTAATAATCCTATTGTCGATAATTTAACTGTTGTTGCACACGCAACTGCACATAGTGATTTCTTTAAAAACAATATTATGTTCAAGCATACAAATCGTAACATGATGAATGTTATGGCAAATCATAGTGATAAAATTCGTATGTATATGGATCGTTTTGGTCGTAAAAAAGTAAAAGACTTTTTGAATGCGGCTCTTGCTATTGATGATTTAATTGATCCATCGTTATGTTATCGTGAAAGTAGTTTAAAGAAAGCAACAAAGTTTAACTTTGAAGACCGTCAACCACGTGAACACGTGTCGAGAATGGATACAAAAGAATATATGCAGAAGTATGTAAATCCTTCTCATTATATTGAAAAGCAACGACGTGAACGTGAAGAAAGAACTAAACTTGCTGAAAGTAAGTTTCCACTGCAACCTGAACGAGATATTATGTTGTTTATTATCAATCATTGTCGTTTAGAACCTTGGCAACAAAATATTCTTAGTATGATTCGTGATGAATCAATTTACTATCAACCACAAGGAATGACAAAAGTATTAAACGAAGGTTGGGCAAGTTATTGGGATTCTTATATAATGGCAACTTGCAATTTTGCAGGAGACGATGGTATTTTTGATTATGCAAAACACCACGCAGGAGTTCTTGGTGGTAAATACAACATGAATAATCCATATAAACTAGGAAATACTTTGTTGCGTGATATTGAAGACCGATGGAATAAAGGTAAGTTTGGTAAAGAATACGAAATGTGTGACAATGGTGATGAAAAAAGATATTGGAATAAAAACTTAAATCTTGGTCGTGAAAAACTATATGAAGTTCGTGAGATGTATAATGATGTCACTTTCTTAAATGAATTTTTTACGAAAGATTTTTGTGAGAAGCACGAGTATTTTGAATATGCACTTGATAAGTCAACCAACAAATATGTTGTAGTTAGCAAAGACTATAAACGCATTAAAAAGAAATTGATTGACAGACATATTAACATGGGAAGACCTGTAATTTATCTTGAAAATATGAAATACAAAAATACAGAAATTTTGTTAAGACATGATTTTGAAGGACGTCCACTTGATATAAAGTACGCAACAGGTACTATGGCATATCTACATGAAATAATAAAAAAACCAATTAATATTCTTACTTACGATGTAATTGAAGAAGGATACGGTGAAGCAAAAGAAAGTGTAGAAGTTGAAGTTCGTTATCGTTACAACAATGGAGAAATGAAAAGATACGAAGGTGGAAAAGTTTGATACACTAAATTTATGTCGTGATTCAAAAAACTTTCAAACTAATAATGTATATTGTTGTGATAACATAGAGTTACTCACTTCACTAAAGTCTGACAGTATAAACTTAATTTACTGCGACATATTATACGGAACAGGTAAGACATTCAAAGATTACAAAGATTTACCTGCGGAGTATGATAAAATTAAAAATCATTATATTCCTAGATTGCACGAAATGAAACGAGTTCTTTCTAGCAATGGAACTATCTATCTTCAAATGGATTTACGAATTGTTCATTGGATTCGTGTGATTATGGATATGGTGTTTGGTTATGAAAATTTTAGAAATCAAATTGTAGTAAAATTTAATATAGGTGGTCGTGGAAAAAAAGAGTTCGCAAAAAAACATGATTATATAATTGTGTATACAAAATCAGATGATTTCGTTTTTAATGATTTAGATATTCGAGTGCCATATAAATCTGTAATTAGCAAAAAGCAAGATCGTCCCAACATTACTGAAGAAAAATTAAAAGTTGGTACGATACCTACAAATGTTTGGGATGATATACCGTCTGGATTAAAAGTTAAAAAACAAACTGATTATTATTCAGAAAAACATCCAAAGATACTTGAACGTATTATTAAAGCAAGTAGCAATGAAGGAGATTTAGTCGCAGATTTTTATTGCGGAAGTGGAACGACACTTGATGTTGCCAAGTCTCTTAATCGTAATTATTTAGGTTGTGATATTAACAAAAATGCAGTTGAAATTACACGCAAAAGAATTGAAAAAAATCTTCAAAAATCTACTTAAAAATTGACACAAAACGAGGTCTAAGATATATTTATATACACACATTAATTCGTTAATGTAATTAATAAATAACAATTGAAAAATGACAAATGAATCTGATAAATTAACCAATCATGGTATTCGATTGGAAGTGCTAAAACAAGCAAAAGAAATGGTATGGGAAAGATGGCACATGGAAAAAGAAGAATTGCAAAGTTATGCAAATTTTGAAAAAGTTTCTCCTGATATGCCACCATTACCAACTACACATGAAGTATTAGAAGTTGCTTCGGACTTTTACAATTTCGTTGAAAATGGCGGAAAATTCTCTTGATTAATATAATTCTGATTGACGAAACTCAAAACGAAGAGTATTATATTAAGAATAATAATAACAAATACAAATTAAGGAATAGACAATGGCAATTGACCTAAACAAAATCAAAGCAAAATTAAATAATTTGTCTCAGACAAATAATAGAAAAAACTATCAATGGAAACCTCAACCTGGTAAACAACAGGTTCGTATTGTAACATATAAGCATCAACCCGATAATCCGTTTATTGAGTTGTATTTTCACTATGGAATCAATAACAGAACTTATTTATCACCCAAGTCGTTTGGTCGTCCTGATCCAATTGTTGAGTTTGCTGAAAAGTTAACTCGTAGTGGTGACAAAGATGATTATCGCATGGGTCGTTCGTTAATGCCAAAAATG